AGTGCTCCTGCTGCGGAAAACTCAACACCGAACGATGTCTGGTAGTACCCGGCCACGTTTGGCGTCCACCGGTAGTTCGTCGTCGGGTCGAAGCAGCCAGCGGTGTCGAACTCCACAGAGTTCAGTTGCACCTTCGTCCACGTGCCCGACGTGAGGGTCTGGTCTGAAGTTACCCGCCTAACCCTGACGACCGGCCCGACCGTCGAGATCTTCTCAGCCGGCACCGTCGAGAACACAACCGGCGGCGAGCTGAAGTTGATCGTGCTTCCGGTGCTGGACGCCAGCAACGTGGTACGTGCCAGTTCAGTGGCGCTGACGCGGGTTCCTAAAAAAACCTCCCACTGCGAGCCGGCCTCGGCGCAGAACCAGCTTGTGTCGCCGTCGCTGGTCAGGCCGGTGGTGGAATTGGCGACACTTACGAAGCCGGCCGCCGCGCCGGTGAGTGTCAGATTGCCGGTGCCCGTGGTGCTGGTTGTCTCCTTGCACCGATCGATGACTTTGTGAACCATGGCGCGCGCCTTTTACCCGATGGTTGCCGATGCCACGCCCACAGGGCCGCCGGCGATGATCGCCAACGTGTTGATCACCAGCTTGCCGCTGACAGCGGACGATCCGGCCTGCGCTGGCAGGCTCAGGTGCACCAGCCCGTCCGAGTCGCAGAATTCGCCATAGGCGGCCGTGCCGCTGGCGTCGGCTGATGTGTCCGGCCCGGCAATGCTGAACGTCAGCTGCCCGGTCGTTCCGTTGACCGTGCCGCACGGATCGGCGAGCGGCACCTGCGCGAGCAGAACATCGGATGCATCACGGATTTTGATGCTGCCTGCACCACTTCCGGCGTCGATCAGGTTCTTGAACGAGGTCTGTGCTGCCACCAGGGCGGCGGTGCTGTAGGTGGCGGATGATGGTACGGCCATGATGGACTCCGGTTATTCGCTCAGCTTTTCGGCGATGAGCAGGGACAGTGTGGATACGTTGGACGATGATTTGTAGCTCTCCGGCGCGGCCAGGAAAACGCCTTCAGAACACGAAACGCGCAGGCGCTGGTACAGGCGCACCAGGCGGGCGATTTGTGCCTCACTGGCGGCGTTCTGAGGTGTCCATTGCAGGCGGATGGTGCGGTCGGCCTCGCTGTAGCCGGCATCGTTGAACGCGGCGCCGCCGTCCAGCGTCTGCACGCGGTTCATGCGCCGGCGCACCTCGCCCAGGTCGGTCGTGCCCGGCAGGCAATCAAGGACGACATGGCCATCGATGTCAAACGTGGTGGTGCTGAGGGTGACTTGCATATCAGGTGTTCAGGAGCAGTTTCAGGCCGTCAGCGTTCACGCGCGTCTGGATCGTGCGCAGGATTTCCCACATGAAAGCCTCAAGGTGCGGCTGCAATCCGGCGCCGTCGATCTTGATCAGCGCGTCGCCGGACTGCATCGCCTTGGTCCGCAGCTCGATTTCCTTGATGGTGGCCTCCAGCAGCTTCTTTTGCAGCTCGAACGACTTTTCGCGCAGGGCGTTTTCTTTCTCGATCTGGTCCTCCAGCGCCCACTTGTCGCTGAACGTCATGGATGGGTTGTCCATCAGCTTCCACAGATCGCCCAGCAGCTTGCCGGTGGAATCGATGGACGTGTTGATCGACTCGAACGCCGATTCAACAATCTTCGCCTTGTATTCAAACTCTGCAATGTCGAGCTTGACCTTGGCCTCGATCGTCTTGATGCGCTCGTTGCTGTAGAGTTTTTCCAGCTCCAGGCGCAGGGTGAACGCCTGGTCTTTCTGCTTCTCGGCTGCCTTGGCCGCCTCCTCGTGGGCCTTCTTCTGCTCCTGCAGGCTGCCCGTGGTCTTGATCATCCCGTCCCACAAACCGGATTGTTTGACCTGCAGGGCATTGGTCGCCGCTGCGTATTGGTCGGCGCTGAGGGCGCCGCGTTTGAATGCTTCCTCAATGGCAGCGCCGACCGTCTTGATGTTCGCTCCGCCTGCCGGGCCTTTTTCGATCTTGTCGAGTGTGACCAGAAGGCCGGAGAGCAGTTCATCGCCGCGCACCGCCGGGTTCTTTGCCAGGTCAGTAAACGCTTTGATGATGTTTGCAATCGGCTCCTCGAACTTCTTCGGATCGATGCCAAGCTCTTTCAGCGCCTTGTCAACGTCCTTCGTTGCCTTTTCCAGATCGACAGCCGCGCCGGTTCCCTTTGCGAGCTTGCGCGATAGCGCGTCGCTTACGTTGTCAACGGATACGGCCGCCTTGTCGGTCGCGTCCTTCACGCCAAGCATGGCGTTGGATGCGTCGCGCGTCTTGTTCGCGCCGTCTTCCATCGCCTTGGCAATAGACGAGCCGACCATGCTGAAATCGCCGGACACCATGGCGGCGGTGACAATGCCGATCACCTTGCCGAGCAATTCAAACCCGGCGACAGCGCCGGAGACTGCGGCCGTGGCAACTTGTACGCCCTTGGTCAGCGCATCAAACGCGCCGGACTTCCCGATGGTGATGTACGCCTCGTCAAGCGCGTTCTTCATCCGGTTGAGGCTGGCCGTAAAGCCTTCCATGTCCCGCACATCGCCAAATGTCTTTTTCAGCTCGGCGGCGAACTTTGGCAAAAACACCTCGGCAGTCAGGTTCCCGCTGCTGACGAACTTATCCAGCTCTGATGTTGACATGCCCATTGCATTGGCCGCGAGCTGGAACGCACCGGGCAGGCGCTCGCCAAGCTGGCCGCGCAGTTCTTCCAGGCTGACATTGCCCTTGCTGACGATCTGCGAAATAGCCAAGAGCGCGCCTTGCGTGTCAGCGCTGGACTTGCCCAGCGATGACATGGCGATGGATACCGCCTCGAAAATATCCCGCGTCGCCTGCCCCTGCAATAGCGTGCCCTTGGTGGCCGCCGTCAGGCTGGTGTAGGCGTCCGCCGTCGTGAACAGCTCAAGCCCGAGGCGGCGGGACAGCTCGCGCACATACTCGAACTCGGTAGCAGCGCCTTCCGTACTGCCCTTGAGTAGGACCATCGCGCGCTCGAACTTTTCCAGCTCGACATTCGCGTCGATAAACTCCTTGACGACCACCGCAGCGGCCAGCGCGCGGAATGCGTTGCTCAGGGATTCGATACGGGCCGAGTTCCCGCCGATCTTTGAGACCTGATCATCAAGCTGGTTTACCTTGCCGGTGGCCGCGCCCGCTTCGTTGCCAACACCCTTGATCCCTGACTCAACGCTAGCCAGCGCGGCGCTGGTGTTGTTCTGGCCTTCAAAGATGATAGCGACGGTCTTTGAAATGTCGGCCATTATTTGCTGCTTTCGGCTTTGCGTTCGTAATAGGCGCTCCAGAGCGCCAGTTCTTCATCCGTCAAATAGCCCTGCGGGATCACATCGGGCCTGTGCTGGTATAGGTAGCCGCCTCGCATTTCCAGCAGTTGCATGGAAACCCTCAGACTGTCGTCGGTTGCGAGGCGGCTTGCGGCTTTACCAAGTCAGCCCCGCGCCCGGTCAAGTCGCTGATTTCGTTGGTCAGTTGGAGGAATTCAATCGGGAACGCCTCGGCCAGTTTGACGGCGACGGGCAGCGAGACAGCCGGCGCGACGCTGCCCATAACAAGCATCTCCAGACGCTTGGCAATCTCGCCCGGCGTGTCCTTGGTCAGCCCAAGCGCCTTGCGAACCGCGCCAGCCTGATCCTGGTTCGCAGCGATGGCTTTGACGATTGCCTCGATTGATCCTTGCCGCTTCCCGGCTTCCATCGCCTTATGCAATTCAACGGCGGACAGCCCGCGCACTTCCCATTCCGGCGTCTCGCCTTCATCGAAGAAGTCAGACAAGGCGGGCACGGGCACTTTTGCCCGGCGCGCCTCAAACTTGGACCGCTCGAACTTTTCCGCGTTGAATGCCATCAGGACACCTCAACCGCAGCGCTAGCCGCGTTGATCGTGCAGGCCGCTTGGATCGTGTCGCCAGCCGGGAACGTACGCGAAATGCCCAGCTTGCCCTGGCAGAGCAGGTAGGGCGTCGCGTAGCGATCCGGGAAGAACTTGAACCAGAGGTTCTGATTCTTCAAGCTGACCAGCGCATCGCTCACGCCGTTTTCAAGGTACGCGGTGAACGTGCCCTGTCCGAGCGTGGAGGAGGTCGCGCCGAGCGTGGTGCCGTACACCTGCGTTGACGTGACCGAGTGCGAGGTTTCAGGCGGCACGAAATCGGATGCCAGCGCAACGTCAGCGAAGATCGGCTCGGCATAGGACGCGTAAACCTTCTTCGGCACCGTGCCGGTGTGGATTTCCGGCAGGGCGTCAAGGAAAGTCACCGAGCCTTCGTCATAGTTCACCGTCCACAGCGGAAAGTCCGCGCGCTCGCAATGCGAGCCGACGACCTGATAAATCTGCGACGCTGCGACGGCACCTGCCGCGCTGGTGGTCACCCGGACCTGTGCAATCTCGATGCTGTCCACCGGGATCAGCGGCGGGCCGCCAGCGGCTGCGCGCGTCTCGCTGAACGTGGTCCCAGAGCCATCTGTCCCGGCGACAACTGCGATAGCGCCGCTCGAATTGATGGTGATAGAACAGACCTTCGCCTTGTCAGACGCCGGGCGCGTGATCGTGCCGGTGCCAGCAGCGACCGAGGTCACGACGCCCTGCAGGTTGCAGGTCAGCGCGGCCACGGTCACCTTGTCGTTGTCGGCGTGGACGGTCACAGCGCCGCCGGTCAGCAGGCCGTTAGGCCGCACGACTGGCGCATAGCCTGACTTGCCGGACCAGAGGCTCGCACCGCTGGTGAACGTGGTCTCGTCGCCGCTGTTCGTCAGCGCCGACATGGCCGTGGCATTTTGCCCGGCCTCATATTGCAGTTTCGCGTTTTCTGCTGTGGACATGATCAAGTCTCCTGGGTGGGTTTGGTGCGAGGCCGACCGCGCTTTTTCGGTTGCGCTTCATCCTGCGGCGGCTGCGGCACCGGATCGACTCGCTCGTGTTTCGACGGATCGAAGCTCGCGGCGGTGATCCAGTGCCAGCCACGCGGGCCGTCACGTTTGACCTTGATGCGCTGATCGGCCATGGCTGGAGTGACCATTAGCCGAGCAGGATCGCCAGGTGGGCGGGCTTCACGACCTTGGAGCCCCAGGCAATGCCGACTTCGTAGGCAACGCGACGGCGCTGGCGGTACATCGCGATCTGGAAGGCCAGGCCGGAGACAGGGTCTTGCACTTCGACCACATCGTCGGCGGAGTCGCCACCGGCAGGCATGGCTGGCGCGCGGGTGATCAGGTGGATCGCGCTGCGCGTGAACGCGAGGTTCGCGCTGTAGCTGTCGCCGATGGTGATCTCGTTCGCGTCCACGCCAGCGATGCGCAGGCCGGGCGCGCCGATCACGATATCACCGCTGGTGGAGGTCGTGCCGGTGGTCACCACGTACTTGTTGGCCGTGTCCCCCGCGTGCGTGATGATATCGCCGGCCTTGATGCCGGTAGTGTTGACCGTCCCGCCTTCGACCGAGAGCGTGGTCTGGCCGACCGCTTCGCCAGCGGCCGCGAAATCGTAGCCGGTGCCGGCACCCTTCGTGTGACTGATGATCTGCGCCGATTCGCGAACCGCGAAGCCGTGAATGTCGAGCAGGACTCCACGGCGGAGCAGGTCCGGCGAGCCTTCCAGATCGACACCGCGACCGCCTTGCTTGCCGCGCAGGTTCGCACCGGCGGCGGTGCTGACGACCAGTTGCAGGTCGGTCATCGGGCAGCCGTTGTCAGCGAGAATCTTGCGGACCAGCGCGCCGTCGCTGTAGTCGCCAGCGGTGCCGAACGGCGCGGTGCCGGCGGTGCCGTGGGCGCGCGATGCCTTCTTATAGGCAGCGGCCAGCTCGGCTTCGATTTCGTTCACCAGCGCGCGCATGGCCTGGGTGAACTGGTCGCGCAGAATGGCGTTGTAATAGCCGGCGTTGTTCAGGCCGCGCTGATCTTCGCCGGACCAGTGGAAGGTCACGGACTTGCTGGCCGTGATCGCCATGGAATCGTTGCCGATGGTCGAGTCGCTCGGGTCCGGGCCGGTCGCAGCGGCGGCAATGTCAGCCGTCGCGTAGGTGGGCACGACCGGGAAATAAATCGTTTCGTTCAGCGCTGCGCGCTCGGCTGAGCTGTTGCGCATCACCGCCGGGATGAGGCCGGTCAGTTCACGCGAGACGGTATCGGCCGCCAGGTGGATCGTTGGGATCAGGTTGGTCAGGGTGTTTGCCATGATGGGCTCCTAAAGGTCGGTTGAAAGTCAGTCGGTGATGACCACATCGCTCCACTTCTGCGCGGCCCGGTCCTCTACAGACATGGCCGCGTATTGCGCGCGCGTGATCGTTTTTGCCGTCGCCCCGCCTCCAGCGTTCGACTGCCGAACCCCAGCGCCTCCCGCGCCGGTGGGTTTGAGCAGCTCAGGGCGCGTTTTCGCGATCCCGGCCACTCCGTCCTTTACGGGAACCAATTTCCCGTCATCCGTCTTAAACAGCAGATCGTCGCCTTCCCAGGCGAGCCGGCCATTCACGAACGTCTCCACAATGTCGCGAGCAATGAACTCGTGACCTCCCAGCGCCTCGGCGATGGCCGCGCGCTGCTGCGATTGCCGAAACTTGCCGGCGACTTCATCGGCCAGCGTCCGCGCTTCGTCGCGCTCGCGTTCGGCGCGTTTGAGCGTGGTTTGCAACTGCCGCAGCGCGTCACCCTGACCCTTTGCGTCCGGCATGGAATCCAGTTCGTCGGCAGATTCGATCCCGAGCTTTTCCATGGCCTTGGTGGCCAGGGCTTGCGCGGCTTCGAGGTCAGCCTTGAGCTTTTTCCGTCCGGTGATCGATTCGCTCCGTGCCGCGTCGCGCTGCCCGGTCAGGTCGTCAACGTAGGTCTTGAGCGCGGCAAATTTCTCATCGCCAAGCGCTTCTTTCAGGGTTTCAATGTCCATTGGCCTCTCGCCGGTAGTTAGTGGTTCGGGCAGTGTTAGCTAAAAACTAACCACGCCATGTTACAAATAGTGAAAAACTATCTTTGTTATGCACACACGATTGACCTATGGCTAACCAATCCGCCGCGCGCTTCGAATTCATCGGTCACGCGCTGGCCGGCGATGGGCCATTCCGACCCGTCGTGACCACGGACGGCAACGGGCGCGCGATCAACGTCGGCACCAGCTACCTCGTCAAGTACCCGCGCGAGTCGCAGGAAAAATTCGCCCGCCGTTGCGAGCTGGCGTTCTACTCGTCGCCGCTGTCGCAAGCCTGCTCGCGCTTCGTCGGCTACCTGTCCACGCGGCCAGCCGTGCGCGAACTTCCGCACGACCTATATGCAAGCATGGCGGCGGATATAGACGGCAAGGGGAACAGCATCAGCGTGTTCTGGCAGCAATTCATGACGCAATTCAAAGCGCGCGGATCGATGCTGTTGCTGGTCGATATGCCGGCGACGATGGCCCCGAGCATGGCGGCGCAAATGGAGACGCGCACCGCGCCGTATTGGACCGCGATCAAGCCTGAGGACGTGACGGACTACTCACTCGGCGACGATGGCCGGTTTGATTTCGTCGCGTTCGCCGGGAATTACACCGATCAGGACGGCGCGCGCATTCCATGCACATGGCGGTTTGATCGGCTTGGATGGCAGGCAACCGATCAGGAAAAAAACATTCTTGACGCAGGAGAGCATCCGCTGTCAGAGTGCCCGGTATTGATCGGAACCGAGGGCGGAGATTTCCCGCACTTTGGGCCGTTCGCGCCCATTGCGGACCTGTCAAAGCGGCTGTTCAATCTTGATTCTGAGCTAGACGAAATCCTGCGCTCGCAGACGTTCAGCTTGCTCACAATGAATGTCCCGCAGGGAAGCACCAGCGACCAGAAACTAGACGCGGCGCGCGTGGCCGGGCAGACCATCGGGACCAATAATTTGATGGTGTACGAAGGCACAGCGCCGGGCTTCATTGCGCCGGATTCCGGGCCGGCGACGACGTACATCACGCGGATCGACAAGCTCCGCGACCAGATAGCGGAAATCGGTCTTTCCGTGGCAACGGTGAATCAGCAGGAATCCGGCATCGCGATGCAGATGCGGTTCGCGTCGATCAATGCCGAGCTGTCATCGTTCGCCGAGCGCATGGAGGACCTAGAACGCCGGGCGTGGGAACTGTCGCGCCAATGGCTCCAGATGACGCAAGCGCCGACCGTCGAATGGCCGCGCGATTTCAACGTCGCGGACGTTGAAAAGGAACTCAAGATTTTGGCCGATATGCAAGCCTCGGCCATGCCGGTAGAGGTCATCGCGGCGCAGCAAAAGCGGATCGTCTCGATTCAGTTCGCTAGCGCAGAGCAAGATGATGCCGCGAAGATCACCCAGGCAATCGACGACCGCGTGCGGGAAGTTCAGTAAACACTTTTGAGAGGTACACATCATGGCTAAACTCTGGATCACCGAACTGGCCTATATGCCAGGCATGTCGCAAGTCGCGCAGCTTCCGCCGATTGCCGAGCAGGTCGTCACGTTCACCACCACCACGCAAAGCGCTGCTGCGAATCATTCGACCAGATTCGTGCGCGTCATTTCCGATGCAGACTGCCATATCGCCGTTGGTGATAACCCAACGGCCACGACCAGCTCGCTCAAACTGATCGCAGGATCGCCGGAGTATTTCGGCGTCGGCGCTGGGCAAAAGATCGCTGCTGTAACGACTGCTTAACGATGTTCGGTGCCTTCACGTCATTCGGCAAGCTCGGCTCCCTGGCCCGAGCGATCGCCGCCGCCTGGACCCCCTCCGCCCTCTGGCCCACCGGCACCGAGCCGGGGATGTGGATCAGCCCGAGCACGCTGCCTGCCTCATTCAACGACTCCGCCGGAACCACGCCGGTTGCTGTGCCCGGCAGCGTTGCGGACAGTGCGAACCCGGTAGGGCTGGCGCTGGACATTCGGGCGGGTGCGACAGCGTTGGCCGATCCCGGAAACCACATGCTGCAAGCCAGCACGCCGGCACGGCCTCTTGAGTCGGCGTATGACGG